TCAAATTAAATATGATCCTTTTAGTAAATTGACTACAGGTCATGATATTTCAAATAGAGCTGATCGTTTACTGGATATACCTGATTTTGTACCAACTCAGTTTAAGGCTCTAAATAGGGCTATGGGGTACACAGATGAGGGCGGGTTCTTTAAGGGCGCTGTACACGCTATTATCGCCCCCTCAGGCAAAGGTAAGAGTACGTTCGCTAAGTGCCTAGCAAATCATTGGCTAGATAATGGCTATAGAGTTTTATTCGTAAACTTTGAAGAAGCTTTAGGTCACTGGGAAAGAATCCTTATGACTCAAATTATTGGGGAGAATGTTTACTCAGAAGCTCACAAGTGGAGTGAGGAAAAGAAACAATTCTATTTGTCCAAGTTTAAATCAAAGCTTGAAGAATGGGGTGATAGATTAATGGTTCGCCACGATCCTGAAACTCCGTACTTTGAAGACCTTGAATTCTGGCTCAGAGATTTAATCGGACATACAGGAGATATGCCAGACGTAGTCATCATTGACACCATCCAATCCATGTTTACTCGTGGAAGCGGTAAAGGTAAACCAAGATGGGGCGAGTTTGAAGAAATGATGGTTAGATTAGAAAAGCTTGCAAGAGATATGAATTGTGCGATGATCATCACCGCTCAAGAAAATTCAAATAGAATGAAAGAAAAAAGAGAAGTTGTCCAACAATCTGACACTGGTGGATCTCTTGCTATCCAACAAAAGTGCGCAGTTACAATTTTCATAACAGAAAAACGCTTGTCTTCAAATGATGAAACTGAAGATGATAATGTAATGCAGCTTCAGATACCAAAGAATAGAATTACTGGTTCTGCATTTATGTATGATCCCCCCCTAGTAAGATACAACGATGCAAAAAAAATCTATGAAGATTATGAAGTAATCAGTGATGAATCATACTCAGAATCAACCGATCTTCAAGATCTATTAAGTGGAGAAGGTTTTGACTAATGCTAGAATTAAACGTAGAAGCTATTAAAGATTTTCAAACTTGTGAAAGATTATACGATTATAGATATCGTGATAAGCTTCCCGAAAAAGTATATTCAAGAGATATTTATACTGCTAAATTTGAATCAACTATTAAGAATATTATTTATTTTTTTTGGTTCAAAAAACAAGCAGGCATTAGTCCGTCCTACTCATCACTACTAAATAGGTGGGAAAAATTATGGTTCCCAAAGAATGTGGACCATTACGATATAGCTACTGAACAGCATGAAAGCATGTACGGCAATATGGCTAGCCTAACCACTAAGGCGGCAAACATACTATTGACATTTCATGAAACTTACTCAGACGTTGATATGATCCCCCTTGCTATATCTGAAGAGTACATAGCGGTTATCAATAAAGAAATTAAAATAGTGGATAAATTTGATTTAATAATTAGAAAAGATAATAAAAATTATGTAACAAAACTTCTTTTCAATTATAAGACAAATCATAGACATATGTATCAAGTCGATTTCTCTGCGATGTACATGGGGTTCAAACTCCGCCATCCAAATCGGGTCAATGAAACTAACTTTGGTTATATTGATCTAATGTCAAATAGTTTAGATTTCATAGAATATGAAATTAGTAGCGAAGACATTGACTCCTTGGAGTACTGGTGTGATACAATGTGTCATAAGGAAACTTTTGTTCCAAGAAGAGGCTTAACAGCCTACTGCAAAAAGTGTCCGCACGATGAGCCATGTTCTAAATGGATTGGATGGAAATAATGAGTAAGAGTATTTTAGATGATATTCTAAAAGAAGATACAAGTAGTCAGATTATTCAGGAAGATGAATACTTAGCTTCTTTATTACAGGAAATTGGACTTATAGATGATGAAGGAATTAAATCATTTGTCAGATCGCTTTTATTAAAAGCTAGTACATTCTGGGAAATACCATCTAGTTTCTCTGGAAGATATCATCCACCTGATGAGCATGGCCCTGGCGGAAATGCCCTACATACCAAAAGAGTCGTAAGAGTTGCAGAAGTAATATCAGATTCTTACGCACTAAGCATCGAAGAAAGAGATCTTATAATTGCTGCGTGCTTGCTTCATGATATCACTAAGGGAATTCCATCGGAAGAAAGTGGAATGTTTCATTACGATCCCATGCACCCATACACTGTTAATAAATTTGTATCAGACTGTATCCGTCATGATAAGGAATATGCTAATGATAGTCATTCCTCTACGTTGTTTATTTCTGAAGAAAATGTACAGAGCATATTGAGACTAGTTAGGTGCCACTTAGGTCCATGGTCACCGGTACCGGAAACATACCCGATAACTTATATGGATTATATTGTACACTTAGCTGATAATATAGCTAGTAAAGTGCATATCATAATCGAAGATAGCCAATTAATCAATGACAGATGGACAAATGAATAGCAGAATATCAAAGAGAATTTATATAATTTCTATACTAGAAGACATAATTAAAGAATCAGTCTACTATAGAAATAATTCATTTAATTTGAAAAAAGAAAATCGTATTGTAATCGCCAGTATTTCCAACAAAGAGTCTAAGGCAAAGATACTATGATAATCCCAAGTGATCCAGATAAATTTTTATCCTCTTGGAAATACCTAGAAACAGCAAAGTATGTTCAGAGTCTAGGTAGAGTCATCCGTCAAAAAGACGGAGATAATACTCTATTTATAGAAATAAAAGATAAAGAATCTTTCCGTCAGAAAAATGGAAATATCGGCCTCTATACTTCTATCTGGCATTATAATTCCACTGATCTAGATAAAGCAATTAGATTAGGTTCACTATATTTTGATATAGATAACAAAGATCCACATGAGTCATATATCGATTGCATGAAGTTGTATAATTATCTTATTAATTATATTCCAAAGTCTGCTGTACTAGTATATTTTACTGGCAAAAAAGGCTTTCACATAGAATGCGAAGCTATTACATTGGGTATTAATCCCTCGAACAATCTTCCTAATATTTTTAGGTTTATAGCTTCAACTCTAAAAGACAAACTCAAGTTAGAGTCACTGGATTTCAGCGTGTATGACGCTAGAAGAATGTGGCGCCTAGAGGGCAGTAAACATCAGGACACAAACCTATACAAGAATTTAATACCAGAAGATATTCTCCTTGAAGGCATGGATGCAATAACAAATTATTGCTCTACACGCTCATTAAATGAGGTCTCAGAGCAGCATTTCAATGCCAAGGCCAATGAATGGTTTAGAGAATTTACTTATGATATGGAAATAGAAAAAGAAAAATCAAAAGATTTTATGGGCTATTTCAATAAATACGGGTCAACTGCATTTAAGCAAATGGATGTTAAGGAAAAACAATTTACTCCTGACAAACTGTTAAAAAGCTGTACATCGATAGCTAGACTTCAGCAACAAGCTATTGAGAAGAATTATCTAGAGCATGAGGCAAGATTATTCCTATGCTCCATCTTAAGTTATAACGAAGAGTCAATAAAATTTCTTCACGGCATCCTAAGCCATTGTTCAGACTATAACGTTGAAAAAACCAACAGTCATATAAACGATTGGGTTAAAAGAAGACAATTGGGAATTGGCGGAAGACCTTACACATGCGAAAGAGCTAATTCCGTAGGTGTTGGATGTGGACAATGTTCACTAGACAAAAAAAATAAATGGGTAAAGATAGGGGACAAGTATGTTGAAACGCAAGAACAGTCCTCCCCTTCCCCGGTACGCTTTGCGTATAAATTAATGGATAAAGGAGGTGAACATGCCTGAGATAGAAAACACAGATGATGTTATTGGTGTCTGCTCTGAATGTAAGTCAGATCAGCCCGAAAGATATATGTACAATAGTCCATTCGCTCAAGAGGGTAAGCCGGTCCCTTGCAAGTATTGTGGTGGAGTAGTGATTATTACTTATAGAGAAGTAAGAGATAGCTCTTTAGAAGGTTCAGACAAGAGTAGAGGAATTTAATGAAGAATTGGACTAACCTCCATAACCATACAGTCTTTTCAATGTTAGACGGTCACGGCGACATAGAGCAGTACTTAACTAGAGCAAAATCCTTAGGAATGAAAGGTTTAGCTACTACTGATCACGGAAATATACATTCGTGGTTGGACTTCTATGACGCTGGAACTTCTATCGGGGTTAAGCCAATTCTTGGTTCAGAATTCTATCAAGCTAGAAAAACTAGATTTGACAGAGATCCGGAAGAGAGATCCGGACCATCTCAAAATGAGTGGGAACAAAGAGGCCCATATCATATAACGATTCTAGCTAAAAATAAAGTTGGCTATAATAATATTATTAAAATATCTTCTAGATCATTCCTTGAAGGTTATTACGTAAAGCCTCGCATTGATCATCAGCTGATAGCTGAACATTCTGAAGGAATCATTGTTCTTTCTGGCTGTTTAAATAGCGAAGTTTGTCAGGCATTACTGAGAGACGATTATCAATTTGCTCTTGCATCGGCAAAAAAAATGCAAGATATTGTTGGCAAAGAAAACTACTTTATAGAAGTTCAAGATCATGGTCTTGGAGAACAGAAGAAAGTATTTAATCAACTAGTACAGATAGCAGAAGCTATCGGTGCAAAAGTTGTTCCAAGTGGTGATTGCCACTATGTACACAAGCATGATGCAAGATCTCACGACATCATGCTATGCGTAGCTACTAACGCAAATATACATACTCCAAATAGATTCTCATTTACTGGAGAAGAGTTCTACCTTCAATCGTATGATGAAATGTCATCTAAATTTAATCCGGACTGGTTAAAGAATAGTATGGATGTTTGCGACATGATTGATTTAGATCTTTCTTTTGGCGATATTCACTTCCCAGACTTTCCTATCCCAACAAAAGAAGCACCCATGGACTACTTTGATAGATTAGCCTGGGGCGGCCTGAAAGAAAGATATGGCAACCCTCTGCCTTCTCACATTGTAGACAGAGCTAACCACGAAATACGTGTTGTAAAAGAAATGGGATTTACTGAATACTTCTTAGTCGTATCGGATCTAGTGAATTGGGCTAAGAATAATAACATCAGAGTTGGTTGGGGACGAGGTTCTGCAGCAGGCAGTATTCTTTCCTATGCATTTAAAATTACAAATCTAGATCCAATTAAATTCGGATTAATGTTTGAACGATTTCTCGTTGAAGGACGAAAATCAATGCCCGACATTGACCTTGACTTTGATGATAGATATCGTGACGAAGTAATTAACTATGCCAGAACTAAGTATGGGTCCGACCACGTTGCTCATATCTGCACGTTCAATAAGACAGGTGCTAGACAATCTATTCGAGACGCAGCTAGAGCCCTAGGCTATGATTTTGCTGGTGGAGACGTAGTAGCTAAACTCGTTCCTCCGCCAGTATTAGGTATCTCGAAAAACCTTTCAGAGTGCATGGAGGTTGAAGAGTTTAAGCAGCTATACGATAAAGACACCGATGCTAAAAATATTGTAGATACAGCATTTGGGTTAGAAGGTTTAGTCAGACAAACTGGCATACACGCTGCTGGTATAGTTATATCTAGGGATGCACTAACTGAATACCTCCCGATCATGCGGAAAGGTGTAGATAATCCAATCATCACACAATGGGATATGGGCAGAGTTGAGCAGTGCGGCCTTTTGAAAATTGACTTCCTTGGATTAAGAAACCTTGGAGTTATTGATTCTTGCATTAAACTAGTATATAAACGTAAAGGGGAACTCATCGATGTTGATAAAATTCCGCTTGACGACGCAAAGACTTATGATGAGTTATGTAGAGGCAACTGCGCCGGAGTCTTCCAACTTGAATCATCAGGCATGAGACAGTTGATGATGCAACTCCAACCGCGTAATGTGGAAGACATCATGGCATTGATTTCATTATATAGACCAGGTCCAATGGGTTCTGGAATGGATAAAGAATATATTGACCGTAAACATGGTCGTAGTCAAATCAAATATGAGCATCCTAAATTAGCTAAAGTATTGTCATCTTCTCTAGGGATTATGTTATACCAAGAAGATGTTTTAGCGGTTTCAAGAGAGTTAGCTGGATTCACTTCCGCAGAAGCTGATGATTTGAGAAAAGTTATTGGTAAAAAGTTAATGGATAAGATCGCCAAAATGCGCTCTATGTTTGTACAAGGTTGCATGGCGACATCTGATATGTCAGAAACTTTAGCTAATAAAATCTTCTCCGACATTGAATACTTTGGTGGATATGGATTCAACAGAGCACACGCTGCAAGTTATGCCATGATCAGTTATGTCACGGCTTATCTCAAATCCAATCATCCCACAGAATATATGGCAGGGCTTATGTCATCGGTTGTCGGCAATAAGGAAAAACAGGCATTCTATTTATCCGACTGTAGAAAATTAAATATAGAAGTTTCTCCACCATCGATTAATAAATCTGGTATTGACTTTGAAGTAGTCGGTGATTCGTCAATCGTATTTGGCCTGTCTGCCGTAAGTGGTATCGGGCAATCGATAGCTGATGCAATAGTCAACTGCAGAAACACTGAAGAGCCATATACGAGCATCGTAGACTTCCTTAGAAGATGTGATCCTGTGATCTTGAAGAAGAGTACATTGGAGCACCTAGCAGCTGCAGGGGCATTCGACGAATTAGTGAATATAGACTTAGGGGAATATCCTAGGGCCCAAGAAATAGAGATGCTAGAAAAAGAAAAAGAAGAACTTGGGATATATGTAACCAGCCATCCTATTATGGGAATATGGGATATATTATCTAAAAAAGTTGACTGCGAAATAATTGAATTATCCGAGTATCAAGTCGGATCAAATATTAAAGTTGGAGGAATAATTACAGCCTTCAAAAAGATAATGACCAAAAAAGGTCAAAAGATGTTTAAGATATCTATAGAAGATATTTCTTCAGATGTTGAAGTAATTATTTTTCCAAACAATGCAAAGAATATAGCCGATGATTACTTCAATAAAGGCGATGTAGTAATTATATCTGGCACTTTGAACAAAGAAGGTGAAGAAGAAAATTCCACGTGCAAGTTGTTTTTTTCCTCATGCGAAAAAGTAGACGCACATCTGTTCGCCACCGGTAAAGCAATAATTTTTAATATAAAAAAGAATATATCCACTTCTACTATAGATAAGATCTATGGTATAATTGAGTCGTCACGAGGTGATCGTCCTATATTTTTACAAGTAGTGGATGGTAAACATAAATTTATTTATAAATACAAGATGGAAGCATCCCCTAAAGTAGAGGATGCAATTAGGCAATTAATCGAATTGGAGCAATAAATGTCAGCAGATAGACCTTCAGTGAACCCTACGGATAAATGGTGCTGGGTGTTTTGCCCCTCATGCAATAGATGCCAGGATAAAGGAAGATATACAAAATGCAATGGGTGCTCAGGTCGATACGACCCAGAACTTATTATTAAAGCAGATAGCGAAGACTTCTGTGATTGCAAAAATGGAACCCTTAGATGGAAAACCCAGCAGGGTAGACTTGTAATGACTAGGTTCAAGTCTAACCCATTTAAGAGCCAAGTCAAGTATGAAAAAAAGTCCGGAGATGAACGCGATTGGGACTCATATGTCAAAGATATGAGAGAAAAATTAAATGATCCTAAATGGGATCCTATAACTTATTACGAGGATTAAAAATGAGCCATAACTTTCCAGCAGTTGTTGAAAAAGGTCATATTAAATTAACTGAATATCACGATTCAACTTATAATTATGAAGACAAATTATTTCTACAGTGTACCTGTGTTGGCTTCTATCTAACGCCACAAGAGCTCAAAGACATATATACAGTGGTCGGCTATTATCTAAACGCGGATGATATCACAGAGGTTAAGGTATCCATAGGGGGCGAAGATGTGGCCCTATGAAGAAGATGATCATATGGAAATGGGTGAAACTGGTTGGGTAGCAATCGGCCAGGGAGCTTATTTAAATAAGCACACCAGTCATACTATAGATGAACTCGGAAGAGAATTTGATGAAAATGGTCGGCTAATATACGATCCTAATGAAGAACAGTAGGAATATTTTTGAGTTCTATATTAATTAAAAATTATGATACCTTAAGTGATTTAGAGAAATTAAGTTTAGTAGATTTTTCGTATTCCAGAATAGACACATACGAGCAATGTGCCTCGAGATATTTCTATTCCTACATCAAGAAAGAGCCAAGACAATTTAATGCACCAGCAGCTCTTGGCAATATCGTCCACGCAGTTCTTGAAAATACTTTAGATAATAATAAAGTTTTAGATTTGAATGAACTTCAAGAAGAATATAAAAATAATATTCCTCTTTGGGACCCAAATCAAGAAATAAGTCCAGATTTAATTTCTGTTGGATCAATTATATTAAATGAATTTTATGATCAAAATGTAGACAAAGAGTTTTCTATATACGATAAAGAAATGTCTTTTTCTTTCATCATAGGTTCATATAGAATAATCGGTTTCATAGATAGGGTGGACATTGTTGGCGACAGAGTAACCATAACGGACTATAAAACAGGCAAATGGGAAGTGGCCCTAAAACATGTCCCTACTAATCTCCAACTTGGCATATATGCCCTGGCTCTTCATAATATATTTCCAGAAAAAGAAATATACGCTGAACTTTATTATCTAAGATCTGGAAAAAGAAAAGGCCACTTGTTTACTGAAGAAGATATAGATGAAGTAAAAAATAAACTTATCAATACTATCCAAAAAATAATGGTTGATCAAAACTTTACGCCCACTGCCAATAGCAGAGTATGCTCCTACTGTGATCACGCCAAATCAGGCGCTTGTCCAACCGGTGTTTACAGAAATAAAAACAATAGTTATAGAAAATAGAAAAGGGGCTGGTTTCCCAGCCCCAATTCTATACGTAGTTTTTAAAAAAGAATCAGAAATCTGAATCTGTATCCATAACAAAATCGAAATCGAAATCCTTGAACTCGGTAACTACCTTGACAGCGTCGCCGTAGTCATAACCAAGTTCTACAACCAAGTCCTCGATAATCTCGTTGTTAATTGTTGCAATTGTTGTCTCTATGATGTGTGTTAGTGTGTTCATGGTGATCAGTATACTGCTTTCCGGGTAGTGATGCAAGTTGTTTTGCATATTTTTATTTTATAGTGTATAATATATACACGCTTACAGGCATTAAGGATATCACAATGGAACTACATGTTGTCAAGGCAGAAGACTTTTTTTTGGAAAAATCTTCCTTCAAGAAGCATCCCAATCTAAATAACATTAGAAACAAACAAATTGATAAAGTCATTTTAGAAGACGATGAAGTGATCACCAGGAAAAAGGGTAACGCGTATCAGTACACGAAGACCGGATTTAGAAAAGATATTCAACTTAATGTTAGATCTAGCTGGGAAGCTAATTTTGTTAGAATCCTAAATATCTATAAAATAGAATTTAAATTTGAACCTACTGTTTTTTCTTTTCCAATAAAAAGAGGGACAAAAGGTTATACTCCTGATTTTTTCTTTGAACGGAATGATGAATGGGTAGAGATTAAAGGCTACCTAGATGATAAAAGTAAAATTAAATTAAAAAGGTTCAAAAGGTATTACCCTGATGAATTTGAAAAGATGACCTGCGTTATAAGCAGATACTCTAATAACGCAAAAAATTTTATGGCTGAAATAGAAGTTCCCAATATTGTCTTTTATGAAGATATAAAAGATTTTTATAGTCAGTACATAGTTAACTGGGAAGGAAAGAAATGACAGCCTACAAAGAGCAATATTATTCTTTAGAAGAAAATGAAATGCAAGACTTAATTGCAAAAGCTAAAAAGGGTTCAGGAAAATCGCAAGAAGAACTTTTGAAAGTATTCAGTAATTTCTTAACAAAGTATATTTCACTATTATATTATGGAAAATTTAATCTCAATGATTATGACATACGAAGGTTCATTTCTTTATTCATTAAAGATCCCAGCACAAGGTTCGCCCTCATGAAAAATAAAATGAGTGGGTCTAATATGCGAGTAATCAATGAATGTATGAGGGGTATTCATTATATGACGAAAAGATATGGAGACGAAGAGGACATAAGGCAAACTGTATATATGACCTTCTTTCAATGCATAGGGCGATATGAAAGAAAAGATTCAGCTAAAGGTCCAATTCCTTTTAGTGGTTTTTTGTATAGTTATTTTTTCTATTTATTAAAAAAGAATGTAGATACATTCCTTATTGATCAATTGGGCAGGAAGACATTCCCGTTACTGGACGACGATGCGACTAATGATGAGAGCGATGAAAACTTTGTAATCGGTTTCAAGGCAGATCCTGTGGAATATAGCATGGAGCAATTACTGGCTGCAGATAAAATTGATGAATTTTGGGTTCTAGGCGAGAAAAACATTGCGCCATTTGATAGACTAACGGTGCAGGAACGGCAACTTCTAAAATGGAGATATGTAGATGGGCAACGGTCCAGCGAAATATCTCAGAAAGTTAACGAACATCCGAATACAGTTAGAGAACATCTGTCTAAAATTAAAAATAAAGTAAAAGATTTAATTCTAGAAAATGATCTCAGTGAATACGCAATGCTAATTAATCTGGAGAAGAATTAATGAACTTACAATCAATGGAAAAATTGCAAGAACTATTGCAGAATTTTCTTGGACCTCAACTAAAAGAGGTCATCGAGGCTTACGCCGACTCAGAAAAGAGTAGTAAATATTTTGTAGAAATTCCAGAGGTTGATATCATAGATCTGGGAATAGATACTATTGCATCGCTAGTTGCTCGTACGTCTAACGTATATGGTAGAGCAGCGCGCTTTGCCGGTATGTCTAGGGCGCAATATAAGATCATAGAAGGTAATTATAAAAGAGTTTATAAATCAAATAGAGCCGGAAGAAATGAAGCTGAAAGAGAAGCTTCAGCTATGGCAGCAGCGGAATCGCAACATACCGAGATGATTACCTGTGAAGCAATTATGAGCCTAGCTGAAGCAATGGAAACATCAGCTAGAATAGCTTCAGAATCAGCTAGAAAGCTGATGGACAAAATGCAGTCCATGCAAATAGCTGCGTTTAGAGAAGAAAAGGGTTCCTATCTGGAATCAGATTTCAGCACCTACTAAAGGATTAACAATATGTTTATTGCCCATTATAAAAGTGTCAATACATCTGAAGAATTTTATTCTATAGAAAAAAAAGATCTTAATTTTCCAACACAAGTTGAATATAAAGGCAACAATTATCTATTGACAAAAACAATTCAAATATCATCAAGCCATATGAAAAATTTAGTAGAGTACGCAAAACGTTTTAATATAGACTATGACGTAAAGGTTGATTGAATAATAGTGTCTAAAATTTTAAGATCGGCTTTTCATATATGAACATAGAAGTATTTTGCGATGGAGCATCTAGAGGACAGGGCCAAAAAAAGGTCGGAGAAGCTGCCTGTTCCGTAGTCGTTTATCGCAATAGAAAAAAGATAGCACAGTTTGCCAGAGGATTGGGGCCCAGAACTAATAATGAAGCAGAATATGAAGCCGTAATAGCGGGTCTCCTAATATGCTCTATGGCTGATCTTGTTGACCCAATTCTATATACTGACTCAGCGGTTGTGGCTAATCAGGTAAATGGTAAATGGAAATGTAAAAGCGCAGCCTTGATACCCCTTCTAATGACCATCGAAGAAATTAGAGCTGAATTTAATTTTCGGGTTATTCAAGTTAAAAGAACATTTGTCTGGGAACCCGATGCCTTGGCAAATAAATTCTTAGATGCATTAGAGATAAGAAAAGAGACAATAAACAACACATGAATGATATAATGGTATTATGATAAAACAAAAAAGATTCCTTAAAGATTACCCAATAGTTATCGGACTTGCAGGAAAGGCAGCGACGGGTAAAACATCTGTTGCTGAAAAGATAGTTCCAAAAGCAGAAGTTAGTCCGGTTACAAATCATATAAAATGGGATCACATATTTTTTGCGCTCCCGTTATATGAGTTAGCTTCAGTCAAAAAGAACTCATTAGGCTTTAGGCAGAAGGATCGTCAGCTATTTTCAATCCATGAAATAATCTATGATATTTACGGCTCCAATGCCCTCGGCACAATCCCTGACTACGAATCTTTCCACCAATTAGTAAAAGATGTCTACAATCTCCCAATAGAACCAGAAGATATGAAGCCAAGATCCTTTCTTCAAAAAGCTGGAGACCTATGTAGGGCGTACGATGAAGACTGTTTTGCCAAGTGGGGAGTGCTAAAAGCTAATAAATTATTTAGATCCCACATGAATACTCCAGAGTATGAAGATCAGGACATGCCAATGGCAGTCATCATTTCAGATGTTAGATTTGTCAACGAGGCCAAGAAGATATTGTCCCAACCCAATGGATTGGTTATCTGCTACGAAGCCTCTGATGATGTTAGAATCGAAAGAATGATGAAAAGAGACGGATACATTATGACGACTGAGCAAATGAATCATAGATCAGAACAAGAAATTGATTTGATAAAAGAGAATGCCTCTGCTATAATTAACACCGACAACTTAAACATAGCAGAGCAAGCTTTAGCTACTACAAATTTAATACAAACCTTTACGGACGTATATGCCTAAGATATCAAAAACAGCAATGGAGCAGTCTTTAGACTCTCCCATAGACCAGGTGGTAAATATTTTGAGTTCAGAAATTTCTATTTCAACTAATCCAGTATTCATATGCGGAGTCAATAGGAAGATCAATATTGGTAATTTTGAGAATATTGATGTGTATGCCGGTATTACCCTGCCATTAAATGACGTTTCTTTGGAAGATAAAGATAAATTAACTGAAATTATCGAGGCTGCAGCTTCATATGGTTTTTCAATTGTCTCGAAAGAGACTGGTGAAAGATATCAGTTAATTAAAGAATCTCAACAAGGAAAATAATAAATAAACGTTAGCTAACATACGGAAAAAGGATAAAAAATAATGATTAAACTAATTAGAAAAATAGCAAGAAAAATACTATTTAAAAAGAAAACAAAAATTGGTGGATATGACTTAGACGACAAGACTAATGTCAAGGAAGATAAGCGACTTACGTGGACAACTGCAACCACTTCGGTTAATTCAAATTCCAAAGACATTAAAATCGTGCCCGCTAATCCGAAGGACATCACTCCCAAGGTAAAAGATTCAACGCCGACTGCAAAGCCTGGTAGACCAAAAGGCCAAACTCCTAAAGCGCACAGTGGCACCAAGCCAGTTAAAAAGGCTGCACCAAAAAGTAATCCAAATAAAAAATAATCAATTTAAATTAATTTTAATAGACTAGTTATATAGGGTTTTATTACTACTATATACCTAGTCTATTATTTTAAGGTAGGTCATTATGGCTAAGGATAAAGGTTGGGGAAGCAAGACTTCTTCAGACAACAATTATTATAAATTATTGAAAGATTCAGTAATGAACGTTATCGATACTCCACGTAAAGGTGGACATTATTCAAGTCAGTGGACGGCTTACAAGAATAAAAAGTAACGATGGCAATAAAGAAGTTTGTCTACATAAGTGGACCTAGAATGGGAACCAGTAACCAAAACAGTGGTGGTCCTGCTATATCTAGAGCGCCAAAGAAAAAGAAAAAAAAGAAATAACTTTATCTTATTTAGTCAGGAATAACAATGCCCACCAAAAAAGATTCACGTCTATCTAAAGCTGGCGTTACTGGCTACAATAAGCCTAAAAGAACGCCAAGTCACCCCACTAAATCCCATGTAGTTGTAGCAAAATCTGGCGATCAAGTTAAGACTATCCGCTTTGGACAACAGGGTGTATCCGGCTCCCCTGCAAAGAAAGGTGAATCTTCTTCTGACGCAGCAAGAAGAAAGTCTTTTAAGGCGCGACATGCAGCAAACATTGCTAAAGGAAAGCTGTCTGCAGCCTTCTGGGCCAATAAAGTGAAGTGGTGACTTATGTGGGCTTTCTGGTCTACAATACTTTCAGCTCTAATTTTGGGGCCACTAGTTGTTCTCATTCAGAGAAGTCGTAAAGAAAATAAAAATGACCATAACACGGTAGCTTCTGTTCTACTAGAGGTTAAGGATCAAATCATTGACCTCCATTTAAAAATAGATCATGTAGATGAGCAGGTCGAAAAAGTTGACGACCAAATGCAGGGTCACATGATGTGGCATTATAAGAAATCTACTGAAGGAAAGAAGAAAGTAGAGGGGGTGTGATTATGGCTGGTCATATCGAAAAGAAGAAAATGAGTGGATCTAAGAAGATGAGCACCAAAAAAATGAGTACCAAGAAAATGGGTACTAAGAAAATGGGTACCAAGAAAATGTACTGAAATTAATTTTCAGTCTTAGTTTAAGACAAAGGAATAAAATTATGGCAATGATGAAAAAAAAAGCAGCTGCACCTAAGAAGACAGCTGGCCTGTCTGCAACTCAAAAAAAACTTCCCCCTTTTATCCAGGCTGCAATAGCTAAGAAAAAGAAGAAGAAATAATTTAATCACTTTAATTAAAGAGGGCTATGGCTATAGGTCATGGCCCTCTTTTTTGCATATATCATTACTATAGGTATGTCAATATTTATGTTTAATCGAAAGGCTAGAAAATATGGCGAAGCCAGCTGATAAAAAGTGGATTCAAAAAGCCATTAAAAGACCCGGTGCATTTACGGCTAAAGCTAAAAAAGCTGGAAAAACTCCAGCGGGCTTCGCTGCAACAGTTACTAAAAATCCAGGTAAATATAGTAAACTAACTGTACAGCAGGCTAATTTTGCTAAGACTTTGAAAAAGATTACTAATAAAAATAGGAAAAAATGAAAATAAATAGACCTTATACTGGCACATCTGACGTAAATGTTAATAGAAGACAAAGATCTAGGCCTGGAACGCGAACGCTTCTTGATTATATTTGTTATTTCTTTCAAATGCAACAGGTTAGTTATCTTAATGATAACGTAAACTCTGTGCATTATACAGGTAGAGCTATTGATGTTGGCCCTATAGTTCCAGCAGGTGGTGATTATAGATATCTAAATATAAATTTGTTCAGATTTTTGAGTAAATATGCAGATGATTTAGGGATAGAAGAAATTCATGATTATAATGGAATATATGTTCCAGGAACCAAAACACCTTCCGTCAAAAGTTACCCAAGACTTTCTACAGATCCTCCAGAAAAATATCCACAAAAAAATATGTATGGAGCTGGCTATCGATGTGATAGAGCATCCAAAACGCTTCCGGTAGAATTATCAGAGAATTTTTATGGGTGGCTGATTTGGGATGAAAGAGCTCATAAATCTCACGGTGGGAAGACTCGTGGAAGCACCCATATACACATAGAAGTCAGTCCTAAAATGTCAGAGCTACCAATAAATATGTCAAACATGTTCTTGAAAAGTTATAAAAATTTTACCAAGATCGATGGTGGTTGGGTAAGTTTTCAATAGTATACATGAAGTAATTTCAATATACCCCATTTATCATTACTATGATATCAAACAAGAAAATAGGAGATTAACAAATGAGTCAGTACCCATTTATCAAACTTGTAGTTCCAACGGCGCTGAAGGCCTACAAAAATGGCCAATTGCCTGATTCGGTATTGGCATCCGTCAAAACCGGCGGAAGAATGCATGCACCAGTCGCAGCACAGTTCAATAAAATGTACGACGCAGCCACAGCTGCTGGTTTTAAGCTAAAGAATGTTGGCGACTATCGTTCATTCGCAAGCCAATTAGCAATGTTCCGTGACCGCTATGTGCTTGAAAACACTGGCACTGGCGTAACCCGAAACTTTGAAGGTAAGACTTGGTACCTGAAGAGGGGCAAGGCACCATCCGCTACTCCAGACCCAACTGGCCTCAAGGGTTCCAATCACGGCTGGGGACTCGCCATAGACCTTGGCTATGATGCTAACGGCAGACTTACCTCAATGGGCGGAGAGTGCTTTAAATGGATGTGCGCCAATGCTCCCAAGTATGGTTTTTATCTACAGGGTTCAGATTCATCTTCTAAAGAATTTGAGGCCTGGCACTGGCAGTACTGCCTCGGTGATTCTACCCCCGATGCTTCCGCCCCAATTGCATCCACGGACACTCTGAAGCCCTCTGGAGGCTCCGTAGAGGCCGGCCCCATGAAGTTTGACTACCCTGGCACCCCCGTGGGTCTTGGGTCAAATGGAATGCCCGCAATATTGGTTCAATCTGTCATTGGAGCAAAAACCGATGGTGACTTTGGAGCCAAGTCCGTTGAGGCATTAAAGGCATGGCAAACTGCTAACGGCTTAACTGCCGATGGCTCCGTGGGTCCCATTACATGGAAGAAGATGTTTGGCTGATGCGTAAACAAATTTTAGCATTATTAGTAATATTTAGTGGATTTTCCTTAGGACTCTTGAGCGGATGTAGTGATTCGTTCAGGTATCCATGTCAAGATCCAACTAATTGGGAGAGTGCGGATTGTAAACCACCAATTTGTACAGCTTCTGGAACATGTCCAGAAGATATATATGGGAGTGTTCCTCAATGAATGAAAAGAAAAGATATACAAATAGTGAAATAAAAGCTCGTATGGTTTTATTTGTGGGTGCGACTTTAGCATTTACATTTATGGTTATTGTTTGTGGAGTAATGTACGCTTTAGTGTTTGTTACCCAGCCAATTGATCAGCAGAGTCCTAACGACAAAGCTTTTATTGATTCCCTCTTAGTTCCAATAGTTTTATTCCTTTCGGGATGTTTGTCGGGAGTACTCGCTGCAAACGGCTTGAAGGATAAGGAAACGAAACCTACTGATAGCGGATATCAAATTTACGATCAAGATAAGAGTTAATTATGACAGCCAAAAAAGCATCTGATAAAATTAAAAAAGAAATTGAAAAAGATAAAAAAAACAAAGGTCAGTTTTATAAAGATGATTATGAAAAAAATCTAAAGAAAAGAAAAAAGTAATGGCTGAAAAAAGAAATGTTCCAAAGAGTCCAAAGTTATGGAGTCAGGCTAAGTCACAGGCTAAGTCTAAATTTGATGTCTACCCTAGTGCATACGCCAATGCTTGGGCCGCTAAAAAATAATGGATGACATGACCTTTGCTGGCTTTATGCCAGCAATGAAGAATATAGAAATTACTCCATCAACTTCAATGATAACAACAGAGGGCGGATTAATCAAGGGGCATGTGATAAAATTGACGTTTGGCGATAATCAAGAAATGATTTTTAGCACTACCGAAGAACAACTACAGAAATTATTCTTTTTAATTTTAAAAACAGTTAATAAATAAATTACTATGATAAAATGGTGGCGTGGTGTGACTTTCAAAGAGCACTGCGCCACCATTTGTGTTATAATGATTACAGCGATTAAATACATAAGCCAGACTGAAACAGGTACATATGGCAAAGATACTTTATTATGATATAGAAACTGCACCAAACTTAAGTTATGTTTGGGGGCACTTTGAACAGAATGTTATTGAGCATGAGCGCGAATGGTATTTATTGTGTGTCTCTTATAGATGGGAACACGAAAGCAA